TAAATGTTGTAGATTACATTGAGCATACTTAATCTACCGAGAGACTACAACCTATGTTGGTGCTGGGTGAAATTCCAAAGAACTCAATAACGGCAGACATGTAATGGTAAGGTTCTTATATAGGTTTCCAACTCGTATAAAAAAGGAATAGAAAGTGATGTTGTTGTTATTGTTAATCACTTTTGAAATATGGCAGAATATATGTGAGCGTGACGCTAATTACCTAAGTGTGTCCAAACAAAACAAAATATATTTGGTAGTTTCAACAATTTTTAGTATCTTTGGTAAAACAATTTATTATGGCATTTGTATCAAAAGAAGAATATCAGAAGATGATTCAAAGTGATTATGAAGCACTTGATAAAAAAGGATTTGCAACCCTGATTTCAAATACACAAGAAAAACTCAAAGAATTAATTCAATCAGGTGATATAGTTCTTGAAAAAACTGATGATGAATATGAATTCAAGAGCGCAAGTAGTCCTTATTATGAAATAGCATTGAATACATATCAATTTGTATCAAAGACAAGAAAGTTATCAATTGGACAGTATAAAGCCCTGTGTATGTTTTTAGGAAAGAAACCAAGTGGATTACAAAATCAGTATAAACAATTTTAATATGGCAATACAAGTACAAAAAGAAAGGGATAGAGTTTTTATTACTCTCACTTCTCAATTAGATAGAGAAGATGTAACACAATTGATTCAGGACTTAAATCAATGGTTAGAAGATACAGTGGAAGTTCCAAAGTTCAATGGAATATCAGAAGATAAGATAAGAGAAGCATTTAAATCTCAAAGCCGTTTTGATGAAATTAATTCAGCTCCTTCTGGTTTACAATTCCATAACAAAGAACATAAAGAAGCATATGAGCAGGCACAATCTAAAAGAAAATTAGAAGAACAGCTACGAAGATGCTTTGTTGATGTATTAGATTCAGAGTATATTCAAAAAGAATTAACTACATATCAGTTAGACCCAATCAATAAAGAAATTATTACAAAGACTAAAAAACTAAAAGATGAAAGAAGAAAATAAGAAATACAATTTGGAAGAACTTCTAAAGAAATCTCCAATGGATGTTACGCATGATGAGTTGATGTTTATATTAGAGAATATGAACTTGGAAGCTATTACAGCGGCGGCAATGGAAAGACAAAACTTAGTAACAAAAAAAGGAAATGAAGAAAATTAATATATTTTTATTTACAATTGTTAAATTATTGACTGGGTTTGACATACTTTTATCTAATTTGCCATTATATATTTCTCCTACCCAGTCATTTATTTTATCCTATATAAAATCGGAGCTTGGTTTCTATCAGGCTCCCTTTTTTATGTCTTTTTCAAAATCATAATATTTATATAAACTAAACTACTAAAATGGCAAAAGAAATAATTAAAGAAATTAAAGGATTTGATGATTACTATATTTCAAATTTTGGAATAGCGTACACAACAAAGATTTCACCACGTTATAACCCAAACGGTGAGATGAGAGTATTAAGACCACGTAATCATCCATCAGGTTATCAGTATTTAGGTCTATTCAAAGGTAAAGGACCTTCTAAACAAAGAATTTGGAAAAGAGTTCATAGAGTTGTTTATGAAACATTCGTTGAAAATATTAAGAGTGGTTATGAAATAGACCACATATCAGGCAATAAGCATCAAAATGAATTATCTAATTTAAGAATGGTAACACATTCAGAAAATATGATGGCAGCATTTGAAAGAAAAAGAAAAACCAAAACAAAATAATATGACATTAATAGAAATTATAAAAAATCACAAATTATTCAGAGGGGAGCATATGTATGGAACTGATAAAGAGTTTCTTCATAGTTACGTTTCAAACTTTTATCAAGACGCATTTGAACCATTACAACAAAAACCAATTGACATATTAGAGATAGGAACTTTCACAGGCGCATCATTAAAAATGTGGAAAGAGTTTTTTGTAAATGGTAAAGTATCAGGTGTAGATATTGAAGATAGAAGAATAGAAGATTATATTGATGAAGCAATTACATATCATCACGCAGATGCATATAGACAAGAATTTATAGATAAATTACCTCAATACGATATTATAATTGATGATGGGCCACATACAATAGGTTCACAAATGTTAGCAATTGCTTTGTACTATCCTAAATTAAAAGATGGTGGGATGTTGGTAATTGAAGATATTGATTCAGACGAAAACATTAGATTATTAAGCCAATACGCACAAAGTGTATTTGGTAAACCAGCAAACGTTATTGATAATAGAATAATAGCTGATTTAAATAATGAAGTAATTTTATGGATAACAAAATAAACTTAAAATGGATTAAGATAGGTGATTGGACCGAAGCTCTAATTCACGTAATAACATTCGGATTTGGAGAAAGAATAGCGCTATTTGTGTCAAGGACTTTTTTTAACTCTGATTCATGTGGATGTTGTGAAAGAAAGCAATGGCTCAATCGCCTAACTAATCCAGAATGGGATGGACAATGTAATGGAATTAAATTTTAATATTATGGCAGATTTATCAGCAGAAGATTTACAAAAATTAAAACAGGATTTAGAAGTAGTAAAGAATTATTTACCTGAACACCTTATGGGCCCATTTTGGCATTGGTGTAATACTATTAGAGGAACAAGAACAAATCAACCTTGCTCTTGCAAATCATCAGCAAGATTGTGGGGTGATTGTGTGGAAGAACTAAGAAACTATGTAAGAAGTAAGAGTGAGTAAGTGTAAAGAAAATACAAAGAGATTAGAAGTACTATATAACAAACATAATAGTTGGTTATTGGCGTGTGGATTCAATATCACAAAGAGTAAGGATATTGCAGAAGATTTAGTTAGTGAGTTGTATCTTTATTTGGGTGAGAAGTGTAATCCGCAATTATATTATTTAGATAGTTTCAATTTACAATACTGCTACGCATTTCTAAAAACAAGATTCATCAATCGTATTAAAGTAGATAAAAGAAGTGTTACATTAGCGGACACATATGACGAAGTAGAAGAAGTATATGATTATGATTTTGATGAGAAGATGGAATCAGCATACGATGGTATAATAGATGAATTGAAAGGATTAGAGAAAGTACCAAAAGTATGGGTATCATCAAAGATATATCAACTATACGCATTTGATAAAGGAATGACGTATGAGAAAATATCAGAAAATGTAGGTATATCCAAATCAACAGCATACCTTCATTGTAAAAAGATTAAGAAGCATCTAAAAGAAACACTTCCAAACCCATTTAAAACCAAACCAGAATAACAGAAACACCCCAAATTTCACACATCTACTACAAAGTGATAGTAAGTGTGTTAAAATAATAAAGACACGTTTAAATAACAGGTATTAACTATGGCATTCCAACCAGGCAATAAATTAAGTAAGGGTAGACCTAAAGGAGCAATCAATCGTTCAACTGAAATGATGAAGTTGAGTATTGCTCGTGCTACCAATAAAGTTTTGGATAATCTACCAACCATAATGGAAGAAATGATGAAGAAGGACCCAAAAGGTGCTGTGGATTTAGCATTAAAGATGTTAGAGTTCCATATGCCGAAGATGAGTAGAATAGAAATGAAAGCAGAAGTAGAACAAAGAATACAACAAATCTCTGTCAATATAACGCAAAAGCAAGTAGATGAATCTGGAAATTAATACAACGATAACATACCAAAACCAAAATGATTCACCAACGAGGATTACAATACATTACGGTGGAACGAGAAGTGGTAAATCATATGCACTACTACAATGGTGTATTGTGAAATGTTTGGAAGAAAAGCATGATATTGTTATTGTAAGAAAAACCATCCCATCACTTAAAAGAACAATCATAAAAGATTTCCAAGATATAATGCAAGAGTTGGGAATATGGAATGATAATGATTTTAATATTACTGATAGAGTATATGAATTCTACACAGGCTCTACAATAGCATTTCTATCAACCGATAATCCAGAAAAGTTAAGAGGATTAAAATCTTCTATTCTATGGTTGGAAGAAGCAAATGAAATAGATGAAGAATCTTATTTTCAGTTAAGAATACGTTGTACAGGTCCTATTATGTTATCCCTAAACCCTACAATCTCTCCACATCATTGGATAAGACAGATAGAAGGAGCTACACAATTCTTTACTACATTTAAAAACAATCCATACCTGCCAAAAGATGTTGTGAATAGTATTAAAGATTTGGAAAGAACAAATCCAAAAGCATGGAGAATCTATGGTATGGGTGAGTTTGTAACAAATGATAAAGCAGTATTTGAATTTAATGTAGTGGATTGGGTACCTGATGATGCTGAGTTTGTTTGTATAGGAATAGATTTTGGATACTCTAATGACCCAACAGCTATCGTATCACTATTCAGAAAGGATAGAGAAATTTATTTAGTTGAGAATTGCTATGAAAGAGGATTGGTAACAAATGATATTGCAAGTAAACTACGAAACATAATCGGAGATAATCGTTGGGAAATATGGGCAGATAGTGCAGAACCTCGTTTGATAGAAGAATTATACCGAATGGGATTCAATATTAGACCGGTAGTAAAAGGAAAGGATAGTATTAACTTTGGTATTCAAGTACTTCAGAACTATTCAATCAATCTACCACGCACTTGTCAGAATTTAGTAAATGAATTTTATGGATATGAATGGGAGACGGATAGATTCGGTAGACAACAAGATAGACCGATAGATTTTAATAATCACCTTATTGATGCAAGTAGATATGCAGCAATGATGAGATTATCGCAAGTAGCAACAGCGAAAGGAAAATATGTAATCAGAGTAAAATAATAATATGGAAGAATTAGATTTAAACAACCTAACAAAAGATGATTTTATGGAAATGGCAAAGTATGTAGCCCATACTGAAGCACAAAACAGGGTATTGGTAGAACAATTGAGAGAAGCAAAAGCAAATCTAACTGCAGTTGTACACCAAAGAAATTCACTCAATGCTAAACTACAATATATGGTGAATGAAAAGATAAATACAGTTGATGTACAATCTACAATATTGGAAGTAAAGAGTGATTTAGAAAACCCTGAAATGTATAGAGTACCTAAAGAGAGATTAGGACTATCACCAAAAGAA